GAACAGAACATAGACGATAAGTCAGTGATTTACACGAGCACACTGACGTTTACCGTGGACGCTGAAACAATGCCCGTACTGGACAAGGTAGCCTTCCGGCTCGGTGCCGCGGACGGCAGCAGATTACTCATGGGCGACGACCGGCGCCCTTATGTGGTGTGCACCGTCACCGAAGACCATCCGGATTCGGTGGGCTCGCCCGTCAAAAGAACGGTGAAAGCCACATGGACGGGACCGCGAAAACCATACCTCTTAAAGTAGGGTCTTTTTATATATAATAAGGTATGTCTAAATTCGTATCAAACGAACAGCAAGAATGACATACCAACTCGACATTGACGATATGATTGGCACGTGGGGCATCTCAAAGTCCTACGTGCGTCAGTCGTTATCCGCTTACAAAGGTAAGCCCGTGAATGTGCGCATCTCGTCATTAGGCGGAGACGTGGCGCACGGTCTGGACATCCGCCAGCAGTTTATCGATCACGGCCAGGTGACAGCCTATCTCTACGGGTGTGTCGCTTCCTCCGCTACCATCATCGCGCTCGGCGCACAAAAGGTATGCATGTCGAAGTACGGCATGTTCCTCGTTCACAAAGTGAGCAACTGGGTGGACGAATGGGGCACGTACAACGCCGACCAAATCCAAGAAATCATCGAGAAGCTTCAGCAGACCAAGGAGGACAACGACAAATTCGACCTCGTATTGGCCAACATCTATGCAGACAAGTGCAAGAAGAAGGTGGATGATATCCTCGATGTGCTGAAGGCGGGCAAATGGATGACCGCACAAGAGGCCCTGGAGTACGGTTTCATCGATGAGATTGTGGAGGATGCCGAAGATGGCAAGATGAATTTCGCCGGCCTGACCAACAAAATCAACCGAATGGGCTATCCTTCCCTTCCGGAGAACTTCATGGCTGCGCCCAAAGAAGGATTGTTACAGACTGTGCTGAACAAGGTGCAGAATATTCTCGATGAAATCGGCAAAAATCATTCGAATAAGGTAGAAAATCAGGATAATCAAAATCAAATAAGTATGACAGATAAAAAGGAATTCAACCAGGTGAACGCCATTCTGAAGCGTGAATCGCTGGCCTTCAGCGAAGAGGGTACAGTGATCAACGAGGCAGACATGGCTCTCATCAACAATGCACTGCAGAAGCAGGCAGAGGATAACGAGAACTTGCGCAAGCAGAACGAGGAACTGGCCGAGCAGGTAAAGAATCTGCAGGCGGCTGAAGGCGCTGAATCGCACAAGGTGGACAACGGCGGCGAAGAGCAGCACGATGTGATGGCAGAAGCCAAGGCCTTGTATGACGCTCTCTGACAAATCATAGTGCCATATATTGTTTTGTTATTAGTAATTAATTAGTTAGTTTATGAGTAAAGTAAATTTTACCGCTGAAGACCTGGCCAAGACCGCCATCAAATATCGCCAGCAGTTGCTGATGATGGTTGTAATCGGTCTGGAGCAGACCAAGCAACACATGACCATTCGACCGGGCATCCGATACAAGGAGGTGGTCGGCGAACTGACAGGCGGCATCGAACTCGGCCCGTACAGCGAAACTCGTTTGGATGAGTCCGATATCAATGTGGCGAAACGCGAGCTGGAGACCTTCTTTGGTTCGGTGGTCAAGCCTTTCTCTCCCAACAGCGTATATCAGTCGTTGTGGGGTTCGAGCATCACCAAGGGCGAGGCCCTGAAAGATACCGAAATCACCAAGATGGTGCTGGGATATCTGATGAAGAAACTCTCCGAGAGCCTGAACAAGGCTATCTGGAAGGCGAAGCGCAAGGAATCGGGCAACACTACCGTGGACCTGTTCAACGGCTTCGATACCATCGCCGAAACGGAAATCGCAGCAGGCACAATCTCAACCGCCAACAAGAACTTGTTCGAGTTTACCGAGAAGATTGACAAGACCAATGCCGTGGATCTGTTGAAGTCCTTCTACCGCTCCGCGGACGATGTGCTGCGCGGTGAAAAGGTGAAGTTGTTCATCTCCAATGACATCTACGATGCCTACGTGGACGACTACCAGAGCACCGTAGGCGCTATCGCGTACAATACACAGTTCGATAAGACCTTCTTGGAGGGCTCTCATAACTTGTGCGAGCTTGTACCGCTGAGCAACAAGGCGGAATCGGGTTTCATCCAGTTGACACCGCAGGCAAACATGCTGATTGGTGTGGACCAGGAATCCGACCTCGAGAATATCACAGTCGAAAAACATGCGGCGTTCATCCTGCAGTTCATCGCCACACTGTTCTTCGGTTGCCAGTATGAATCCATCAACAAGGAGCGACTTCTGGTCGGCAAATTGTTGGCTTAAAAGGTGAATCATGAGTAAATGTAATACTTCTCTCTATAGTTCGCTGGCTTGGTGCGAGGGGCAGACCGTGCTCCCCGGCATCAAGGCAGCGGTTTACTTCATCCCGAAAAGGGATATCGTAACATGGCCCACATTGCCCGCGCTGGGTGACGCTGAAAATATGGCGGCTTTAGCTACCTATAGCGGTAATTTTGTGCTGGCAAGTGATAAGAAGTGGCTGACCATCCAATCTCTCTCCACCAAATCTTCAGTAACCACGGAGACGCAGGGCGAATATCCTTCAGTGACCGCGCTGAACAAGATTACGCTCAAGCATCCGGGCACCGATGAAGAAGCGGCTGGTTTCTGCCGTCAGGCGATGGCTGATGACCTGGTTTTCCTGGTGCAGCAACGCAATGGCAAGTTCCGTGTGATTGGTTCGGAGCAATTCGAATCCACTACCAAGCCCTCACAGGCGTTAGGCGAAGGCAACACGGGCGAGGCAGGCACCACGCTCGAGGTGGAAGCAACGGACGTATGCCCGGCTCCGTTCTATCCTGGCAACATCGAGACCGCAAGCGGTACGATTTCGGGTGAGAACGGTTCTAAAGTAACGCAATCATAGTCCAGTTTTCATAATTCTTAATTTTCTTTTTTCATTGTGATTGTTGTTTGGGGGTGACGGCGTAAGGTCGCCACCCCTTTTTAATTCAAATAAAATGGATAATCAATTAACAGATAGAATCAAGGTGTTTCTCGAGGCAGAGCCAGAGAAGCGCGACCTCCTCGAGGGTGCAATGCTGTTGCTGAAACTCAACCGTAACCGAATCCTCTATAACAACATCATCCGCCGGCCGGACAAATTCGCCGACAAGTTGGTGTACGAACTCAAAAAATACTACCGCATCCGGCTGGATAGCATGACCGTGGAGGATGTGGTTCGCATGGATCGCGCCGTGGTCCCGGCCGCTAAAGCGACCATCGAGGCAGGCGCTCCGGTGATTGATGCCGATGGCGATACGCCCCAGGAGGCCGAAGTGGCCCGCGGCAAGCGTGAGGATCACGATACCTTGCCTACAGAAATCCAACAGTTGTGGACCGACAATGCCGAACTCTACTTCAAGATCAAGTCACTCTTCGAGCAGTTGAAAACGATGGAGGCCGCACCGTCATGCGACCGATATGAATACCTGGTGCAACTGAAGGAGGCCGATGCGAAGTATCGCGAGAACATGCGAATCTACGACAGTTACAAGGAGGGTGACGAGGTTTCACTGGCCGACCCGGATGCAATGGCCAAGAAGATCAACGCGGCACGCAAGTACATTTCCTCCAACAAGGCAGCGCTGGCCGAACTTCGAGAGAGCGATCCCGAGAAGTATGCTACCTTGCTGGCGAAAGTGCAGGAACGAATTGAGCTGCTGAAACTGCTGGGCGCGAACATCGAGCAGGCACAGGCGGATGAATTGACCGAGTTAGGCCTGACCGTATGAGCCGTAAACTGGTAGACGATATCATCCGGCCCATCGAGCGGAACCCGCTGCAGGCGTACCTCGACAACCGCATACAACTCTTCGATGTGATTGAGAAAATCCTTCAGGAGACGGGACCGGCGAAAGTATACATCTCCACCTTCTCCACGTCCGAGGAATTTCTGCGGCGCATCTACCGCCTGAAAAAGGAGGGGCTGATTCTCCGGTCCGCCATGCTGGCGGATTTGAAAGCCAGCCGCAAGACGGTGATTCTCTACTCGTTGATTTCAAATACTTTCGATGAGTGTTACTTAGCTGAAAACCACAGCAAGGTAATTCTCATCGAAAACTCGCGCTTCCGCGTCTCGATCTGTACCAGTCAGAACCAAACCCGAGGTAACCGCACCGAATCGGGCATGATTAGCACGGATCCGGCGATATATGAAACGCTGCTGCAGCAGTTCAAAGAGATCATCAACCAAAAAGCAATATTACTGGATGGACTTTTCAACGGAACAGATATGCAAGGTGGAGGAACTCGCTAAGTTCCTGACGCCGTTGTCAGAGATGGCCGTCCTCATGGACGTGCCGTTGGACGACTTGCGCCTGGCGGTCCGTGACCGCAACAGCGCCGTCAGCCGTGCCTACTACCGGGCGAAAGCGGAAACTTCGCTGGCGCTGCGCAAACAGGAGATTGAATTGGCCAACGTGGGCTCACCGCTAGCGGTGCAACTGACCACGGCCTACATGGTTACAATGGATTCAGACGAAGATTTATAATGGCTATACCAGCGACTATCGACATTTGTGAGAAATACCTTTTTGCTGACGTCAGCGAAATGGTGGAGGAAGGGGTCCCGGAGATTATCCAGAAGCGACTGCTGCGACTGCGCGACCTCTACAACTACTGGATTTCTTTCCCCTCCAAGAAGGATATGGAAATGGCGGAAGAGGACATGCGGAGAAACGGCATCGGCAAGTCAGCGGCCTACGAGGATGTACGGATCCTGAAGAAGCTGCTGGGCAACTTTGCCAAAACCACGAAGGATTATCACCGCTACAAATTCACGCTCATGATCGAGGAATCCTTCCAGATGGCGAAGCGAACCAAGGATGCGAAGGCGATGGCCAGCGCCGCCAACTTCTATGCGAAATATACCCAGTTGGACAAGGAAGATTCGGTGGAGCGAGGCTATGACCAAATCGTCATCCAACCCTTCGAGCCGACCGATGACCCGACCGTGCTGGGGCTGAAACCTATCCCCAATCTGCGTGAGAAAATTGCCCGCAAAATCAAGCAATATTGGACCGAAGATGTGGAGGAAGTCACCTTTGAGGATGCAGAATTCAATGAGGATAAGATATTCGGAACCAGCATTATAAACGATTCTGTTTAAAGTAATACTTCAATGAGACAATACTTCAACGACCCGCAGCAGGAAGTGATGTTTACGGGGGCCAAAGACAATGTGATTGTGGGTGGACGTGGTATCGGGAAGGGCCTGATACAGGCCTCGTGGAACCTGAGGAATTTCCAACGGATGCCGGGTTCCTGCTCGGGCATCGTGGGTGTGAACGGCAAGCGAGTGCTCACCAATACCTTGCCCTCCATGCTTATCCACTGGGAAAACTGGGGGTACAAGCGCGATGTGCACTGGTGCATCGGACGCCGACCGCCCGAATCCTGGGGATGGGGAAGGCCGTTCTTCGAGCCGCAGAGTTACGACAATGTGCTATCCTTCTACAACGGAAGCATCGGTTTCATTATCTCGCAAGACCGGGCAGGTACTTCCAACTCCCAATCCTATGACGCCATCACGGTGGACGAGGCAAAATTCATCGACTTCGAGCAGCTGAACAACGAGACACTGCAGGCGAACCGTGGAAACAAGATGCACTTCGGACAACATTACTTCCACCACGGCATGTTGATCACCTCCGATATGCCCGTGACGAAGAAAGGAAGTTGGTTCATGAACTACAAATCGAAATGCGACCCAGAACTCATCGAGACCATCCAGGCCATGGTACACGAAGTGTGGAAGATTAAGAAGCGTATCCGCGAAGACATCGCCGCCGGCGCCAAACCGCCCGAATACCTGCGCAACCACCTGCGCACGCTCAACCGCGATATGTGCCGCCTGCGCTCGGTGGCGCTGCTCTACCGCGAGTATTCATCCATCTGGAACATGCAAGTGCTGGGCGAAAAATGGGTGAACGACATGAAGCGCGATTTACCGCCGCTCACCTTCATGACCTCCATCCTCTGCAAGCCCATCGGCATCGTAAAGGACGGTTTTTATTCCTCGCTGACCCCGGCGCACAAATACCATGCGGTGAACTACAGTTACCTCGACAACCTAGAGTATCAGTTCGACAAACTGAAAACACCCTGTTCGCTGTCCGATGCCGATGTGGAAACGGAAATGCCGATCTGTGTGGCCTTCGATGCCAACGCCAACATCAACTGGCTGGTGGCTGGGCAACCGCAGGAACGTAAGTTGAAAGTCCTGAAATCCTTCTTTGTGAAGTTCGAACGCAAACTGCCGGAACTCGTGGACGACTTCTGCGAATACTACCGACATCACAAGAACAAATCCGTGGTGTTCTACTACGACCATACCTTTCTGGCGAGCAACTATGCGGTGAACAACGAGGATTTCGCGTGGGTCATCGAGCACCAGTTCGTCAAGAATGGATGGACAGTGAACCGCGTGTACATCGGCCAGACGATGCGCCCCATGGAACGCTATCTCCTTATCAATAGAATGTTGAGCGGGCGAGCCAACCTGCGGCCCGTATTCAATGAAACGAACAACGAGGACTTGCTCATCTCCATCCAGACGGCAGGCGTGTACAACGGCGCCAAAGACAAGCGAGGCGAGAAGCTGGCCGAGTCTGACGAGGACAAGCTGGAGTCGCGTACCGATGGTTCCGATGCCTTCGATACCTTGTGCGTGGGCTGCGAGCGCTTCCCAAAAATAGTCAGCAGTCTCTTCGTCACATCATCCATGTAACAATACTTCGACTATGAGGCGGTCCCAACAGCCCACGAGAGCCAGCGGGGCGCTTCGCGCCTGTTCCGCCCGCTCTCGTGACCTGTCGTTACCGCCCATCCGGCTGAAAAGATAATAATACTTCGACTATGAGGCGGTCCCGACAGCCCACGAGAGCCAGCGGGGCGCTTCGCGCCTGTTCCGCCAGCTCTCGTGAACTGTCGTTACCGCCCGTCCGGCTGAAAAGGCAATAATACCTTCGACTGCCGCGTACCGTGCGGCTGAGAACGTAATTACCTCTACGTGCGCGGGCATTGCAAGCGACCGCCCGCCAAGGTTGGGGGCTGCGGTCAGTGGGGCGGTGGCGGTAGTGGTGGCATATAGAGCGAAAAATCCTGACAAAAGCCATCGGTAAGCATAGGGCGGTGGGGGCTCGCTCCGCTCAGTTCCGCACGCTGTGCGGGGCAAATCCAACGAAAACCACTGCAAATGAAGGGCTTGCATATCGGAGGGGCGGAAAAGGCGCGAAAACAGCCTTAAAAAGCGCCCTAAAAGCCTCGTAATTTACTGGTTTACAAGCGTTTACAAGTGATAAAAAGATGTTTTTAAACATCTATTTTGTTGCCTTTTTTCTTTGGTATGTCAAGATAAATTTGTATCTTTGTATATCGGAAAAGGCAAGGGAGCCAATTCCAAGTTAAGTCAAGTCAAATAATTTTAAAAATTCAAGAAAATGAGAAAAGAAACAAACCCCGAATTTTACGAAATGTGGTCCAAGCCCATGTTTTCACTTTATGATTATCTGCCCACGAAGTATGAGGCAAGCCCAAGAGAGTGGGCAGTAAGAGAACTCATATGGGCATTCAAAGACGGCAAGCGCAGCAGCGAAGTGGCGGAGAAAGTAGCCAAGGCGCTCCGAGATAGATTTGGGTCGTTTACAGATACGCTCACACTGGTCTGCATCCCAGCCCATGACGCGGATACCAACCAAGCACGCTACGAAGAGTTTTCCAAGGAACTTTGCCGCATGACAGGCATGACTAACGCCTACAATCACATCCACGTAGAGGGAGAGCGCTACACCATCCACGAGAGCCGCGACGGCGAATCAGAAAAGCAGTTCGAAGCAGCCTACACCGTATCATTTGATAAGGAGTGGTTCAACGGCAGACGTGTAATCATCTTCGATGACATCCTGACCAAGGGCGTAAGTTACGCCCGTTTGGCTTGTTTGCTGAACCTCTTCGGCGCTGAAATCGCTGGCGGTTGTTTCTTAGGTCACACTATGTTAAGCTAAGGGAGGGCGAGCCATGAGAGATATGAGAGTTTTATCCGATAGCGAGTTGATTTACAACGTATCGAACAAGGTGGACACTATGGAAGTGGGGCAAAGTTTGTCAGCGTTTTTAGAAACGCTGACCCCCAGCCGCCGAAAGATAGCGGAAAGCGCCATCGAGCTTTACAAGCGTGAGACAGCCCGAGAGAAGAACCTGACCACGATTAAGGATAGCATGGACGGCTACGAATATATGTACCCGTTAATCGCTGATTTGCCCATCGAAGAATTTTGGGTGATATACATGAACCAAGGGGCAAAGGTCATCGGAAGGGAGCGGTTGAGTGTGGGAGGCATCTCCGGCACATTGGTAGACGTGAGATGTTTGCTTCGGGGGGCGCTGATGAATCGGGCCACTTGTATCTGCATCGCCCACAACCATCCCAGTGAGCAGGCAAGGCCCAGCAGGGAGGATGACGACCTGACGCGAAGAATCTATAGCGCAGCCAAGGCCATGGACATCCGCCTTTTAGACCATATCATCGTAGCAGGCAGGAGATATTACAGCTATGCCGATGAAGGCAAAATCGGCTAAGAATAAGCCTACAGAGCGAATTTTGGCACCCCATGCAAATGGTGGCGCCAAAATCGCCCGTTGGGCGATTTTGGGAGTTTGGAAGGGCTAAAGCCCTGATTGGTTAATTCGCCAAGGGCGAAGACCGCAAAGCGGCGCCGCCGCGGGCACGGTTTGGCGCTTGCCCGCAAGGAATCCGCCCGTTGGGCACCTTACGGACAAGCGCCAAACCGCACCCGCGGCGGTGTTTTAGCAGGGCAAAGCCCTTGACCTTTTATTTTTGCGTTTCATCAAGCACGCAGCAGGCGAGTAAACTCGCGACCCTCCGGTCTTTTAGTGTGGGCGAATCATCCGCTATCTTTGCGGCATAAATGATTTGCTTATGATAGTAATTACAAAAGATGTGAGTGATTACATGTTCTCATCGGCTTTGAATACCTTTGAGTTCACGACCAACGGGGAATCGGTTTCCGTCACGATAGAATGTGGCGAGGAATCGATCCTCGAGGAGTCGTATGTGCCCGATAGTGATGGGAAGATAGTGCTCTACGACCTGCAGCGGTTGCTGGAACCCTACCTCTCCACGAATCTGGTGGAATCTTTCTTGATTACTTTGGATGACGGCAGCGCGAAAAAAACACGTAGCTTCAAGGTGCAGTATTGTGCAGCTGAGACGTGGCTGGACGCGGCCGACTTCATGGAAAATAATTTCTTGACCACACTTCAAGGGCAGAAATCTACCGCAGTGGGTTTTCGGGAGTTCGTCCATTTCTTTCTGAAATCCGCTGCGGAGATGGACGTCTATGCCCACTATTACGATGCCGCCAGCATGGATCTATTCGAGAAATGTGTAAAGACGAAGACCCTCACGACCACGGGGAAGGTGCTGACAGAAGATGTTTCGCCAGCGAATTACCAGTTGGAAGGGTATAGCCTGGTGTCTTATCGGGTTGTCATCGGTGACCGCCTGCAGGAGTTTGTGGTGATGGACCACACGCCCGATGCCGCTCCGGCGCTTGCGTTCACCAACTCCTTCGGGTGCCAGGAAACGATTTATTGCACGGGTACGCACTCCCTCGAGCCGGAGCACACCCGCAACACGGGGTATCTGAGCGGAATGTTCCGCTCCTACGACATCGAGGAGAGCAAGATCTTCAAGGCGAATACGGGCTCGCTTTCCCATGAAATGGCGAATTGGGCGGATGATCTGTTGCGCAGCAAGGAAATCTATATCCTCGATGGAGAACGTATCGGAAAGGAAATCACCATCACCGAGAGCGAGAACAAGCGAACCAATGACCACGATAACCGCCCGGTCTACACCTTCAGCTACCGATATGCCCAGCGAAACCACAATATCCTGAGCGAGGCGAAGGCAGGGCGTATCTTTGATAATACTTTCGACTATACGTTTCAATGAAAGTGAAAGTTATACATAGGAATGACGCTTTGCGTATGCTGGAATCGGGTATTCCCTGCACGCTGCGATTGTGGAAGATGAGCACAGGCGATATCTTGACCTACAAGGATGCCCGGTGTGTGGGTAGTTACTGGAGAGGGGGCACGCATACGGTGCGCCTGCCGATGAGTGGGCTGCTGCGGACCTTCCGCGATGTGGCCCTGTTTGAAATTAACGGATTCAAAATATATATGTGATGGAAAATATTTTCATGCCTACAGAAATATTCAATGTGGAGGGCTCGCCCGTCATGGCGGCGATGGAAACGGTATCGGATTCGGCGGACGTGTTCGATGAAGACACCGAAGACACCACCTTGCCAGTACCCGGCACCAACATGAGATATGTGATTTGGGGTAGTGATGACCTGCTGCCCTATCATATTCTTGAAATGGTGGGGAGCGATGAAGTGATGAGTCAAAACAAGCTTTTCAATGTGCTCACCTGCTACGGAGCGGGGCTTAAATACCGTGATCTTGCCACGGGACAGCCTTCAAGAGAGCCGGAAATACGGAAATGGGTTACGCATAACGCGATTCCTACGTTTTTCCTGGAGCAGGCTACCGACATGAAGTATTACTTTTTCGCCGTTTCGGTCATCATCCTTTCACGCGATGGGTCTAAAATCACTTCGCTCCGACACAAGGATGCCTGCTATTGCCGCTTCGAGAAGGCGGACAAGGGCAAAATCAAGCACGTTTTCTACGGCAACTTCCGCAAACATTACGTCACGGAGCTGGAACAAATCCGATTGCTGGATGAACGCGACCCGCTGGGCGAGTTGAATATCCTGATGGGACGCGAACCGGGACCGGATGGCAGCACGTACATGCGCACGAGGGAGCGTAAGTTTGCCATCCTGGTGAAATTCCCCACTCCGGGAAATCGGTACTACCCTATCCCGAACTACACGGCTATCTTCCGAGGCGATTGGTTTGATATCAAGCGTCTGATCGGGAAGGGTAAGAAGGCGAAGCTGCGCAACCATGCGTCCGTGAAATACCAGGTGGAAATCCACAAGGACTTCTGGGCAAACCTGATGGCCGAGGAACATATCACCGATCCTTTGAGACAGAAGGAGCGCATCAAGCAGGAAAAGACGAATATCAAGAACTTTGTGGCGGGCATCGAGAACAGCGGCAAAGTCTGGATAACGGGATACTATCTCGACCCCAACGGCAAGGAGAACCGCATGGTGCGTATCAACGTGATTGATTCCAGCAAGGAGGGCGGCGATTGGTCCGAAGATATTCAGGAAGCCGCCAACATAACGTGTTACGGCGATAATATCCACCCGAACCTGGTGGGAGCCACGCCGGGCAAGTCCACGAATAACAATTCCGGATCCGACAAGCGTGAGCTCTTCACCTTGAAACAGGCGATTGAGGTTTCGTTTCATGATCTGATGGCCACGCCGCATAATGTGGTGATTGAATACAACGGATGGGCGGATAAGGTGGTGCCTGATGTGGAAATGATTCTGCTCACCACGTTGGACCAGCACACGGATGCAAAAAAGATTAGTTCAAACTCGAATGTACAGTTAGATGATTAATATTGATAAGGTTGGTTTTGAGAGCATAGTATCGGCGGCAGCGTGCGCCAGCACGCAGGTGTTCGATGCCATGCAGGATGCGCTCGACCAAGCGCAAAAAAGAGCTTTTTATGATGTGGTGCCGAAGGCAATAGTCGAGGCAGAGGGCGGTGACCTTGAGAAAGAGATGACCCGCTATATCTGCCTCGATGCCTTCTATCGCCAAATTCCGCAACTGGACCTCGTACTTACGCCCACGGGGTTCGGCGTGGTTTCTAACCAAAACCTGGCTCCTGCCTCACGCGACCGGGTGCAAGCCCTGCAGGAGAATATACGAAACGAGCGCGATGACAGCCTGGAGCGCGTGATCCGCCTGTTGCTGGGCAATGCGGAGTGGGCGGGTTCCTTCCGCGCTATGCTGCTGGTGCCATCGGTCATCTTCCTTTCGGATCATCTTCGAATTTATGCGGGTATCGATGGCCATAGAACCGATTTGCTGACATACCGCGCCAAGATTAACGAGGTGGAACTTCGGATTATGAATATCTGCTCTTCGGAGCAATATGAAACGCTGCTGCAGCACATTCGGGCCAACACGCTCAGCGAGGCCGAAAATAGAATTGCCCAGCTCATGCGCAACGCTATCGGTTTTTACCTGAACAGTCTGTGGGGCGGACTGGAGAGAGAGTTACAAAATATCAGCAATTATCTGGAGAAAAACCTCGATAAATTCGGGGATTATGCATCCAGTCAAGCCTATAAAGTGAAACATTTCGTACCGTATGAAAACGAAAGTAACGATTCCACCTACTTTTTCGGATGAAGAGAAGGTGTTGAACTTCACGCTGCCGACATCGTGGAGCGAACTCACGCAGAACCAACTGCGCTATGTGACGAGAATTTTCAGCTTTTTCCCGGCTCCGGTGGCCAAGGTGATGGCGTTCAAACGCTTCACGGGCATCATGTTCATCCGCCGGGACGAGCAGGGATGGCACATGCGCACGAAGGCAGGCAAGGATACCATCCTGTTCCGGCTCACAGAAGAGGATATTTTCGGGTATATCTCCAAACTGAATTGGATGTTATCGCCAGGCGACAAGCCCGTCCGCCTCGATGAAATCGGGGATTTTTGCGCGGTCGATGCCGATTTGCACGAGGTGCCCTTTCGGGATTACCTGGTGTGCGAGAATCTGTATCAGGGGTTCCTGCAGACGAGGGTAAACGGCCACATCAACCGGATGGCATCCATGCTCTATCGCGATACGGACGGTTTGCATGCCGGCAAAATCGAATGTAACGAGGGGGAAATCCTTTCGGTATTCCTATGGTTTGCGGCCTGCAAAAACCAATTCGCCAAAGTGTTCCCTCACTTCTTCCGTACCCCATCCGAGGATGAGGATTATGCGGAACAATCCAACATGATGGACCGGATGAACGCACAGATACGAGCGCTCACGGGTGGGGATATCACCAAAGAGCAGCAAGTGCTCGATATGGATTGCTGGAGAGCGCTCACGGAGTTAAACGAAAAGGCCCGCGAGGCCGCAGAATTCAAAAAGAAATATGGCAAATAAAGAGGGTATTACATTATTTGACGCCATCGGCTATTTCAAGAACTTGTGTTCACT